AACTCAGCACGACCACTAGCAACACCACAAATACCGTCAGATAATAAACTATCAAGTACGGGTGTAACGGGATATGCTCCCGGAATATTGCGACCAAGATAAGCATTGACCCAATTAACACGACGCCCATATTCAAGTGCGGCAGCACCAAGGCTGCTACCAGCATCGCCAGGATTAGGCATAATCCAAACATTTTCAAAATACTCTCCTAGGTTTCTATTGGCCAAACAGTTTAATGCAACACCACCCATGTAAACAAGATTCGTACTCCATGCAAAATCCCTAGCACGACACATTATATTATAAACTAAATTTTCTAAAACTTTTTGCGCGGCTGCTGCAAGATCTGCGTCATGAACCAGTTGTAAAAATTCTTTTTCTACTCCAAGATGTAAATTATTATTAAAAGTTGCCTTCCAATCATTGGATATTAATAACTCTTGTATTGCTGGCGCACTAAACGATGATCCATACGCACTCATACCCATTAAAATATATTCATCTTCGTTAGGCTTGAGTCCTACTCGCTGAGTCATTGCACTATAAAACAATCCTATACTGTGTGGATATCGTTGTGTCCACAGTCTCTTGTATTGTGCATATCCTCTGCTGTCATATTCTGCACCCCATATACTAATAGTATCCCATTCGCCAATAGCATCAATCACAACCACTGTAGCACGATCATATGGACTAGTTTGAAAACCTGCTGCTGCATGACTAAGGTGATGATTGTGTGAACTATAACTTGGAATATGTGCCCACCCACCAAATTGTTCTGTTAAAATTTTCTTAGTCGATAACTTGTTCCATTCTATACCTTCGCCACTGTATAGTCTGCGTAATTGTTTTTTCCATGGAGTTTCGTAGTATGCGACATGAGCAATAGGAAATTGATCCATAATGTCATCCATCATGGCGCGGCAAAGGTTAGCATCATTTTTAATCTTGCTATAACGTTCACTATGTGCTGCATACAGTATATCGCCTTGGCGGTTAATTACTGTAGCAGCAGCGTCATGAAAGCCAGCTGATATTCCTAATATATTCATTTATATGTTCTGCGGTTCTTTGATGACCTAATTCCAATGGATGCCCTCTTGGACCTACAGGGCAATCGCCCATCCAATCTACCATTGCTTCGTTGGGCCATCCTACAAAATACTGTGTGTCAATTTGTTCTATTAAGTCTCTATTTTTTGTATCATATCTTCGTGGATCCTGATGATTCCCAAACACATCAAACATCAGATAAGGTTTATTGTTTAATTTTAAGTAAGACTGCACAAGAACAATATTCAACAAATATTGCCTATATAGATAGTCGTCGTTGTGGTGTCTACTATAATAATCAGTGACAGTTGCTCGCCACGGATATTGATACTTGTTGGGTACATTAATTCTACCTGGCCAAATATCAAATACATCTATTTCATCTGCTATTTCAATTCTATCAAAATGGCTCCATGCAATTATCACTGCATCAAATTGATTACTATTTTCCACTACAGCCCTAACCATCCTGGTATTACCTCTTCCTGGCATACCTAAATTAGTAAGACTCATATCAATAGAATTAGACACTATTGCAGGCCACGCAGACTTGGCGGGATCTGCAAGTTCGTCTCCGTAGGTAAAACTATCTCCTACAGTTAGTAATCGTTTTTTCATTTATAGATAAATGGATCTCTTTTACGTAGTTCTTTTAGTTTTTTTCTATAGCGTATTTCTAATACTACTCTATTCCAAATGCTTTTTAACCATGTCATTGAATTTCTCCTGTATTAATTTTGCTGCATCCATATGTGCTTGTTCTAGAGGATGAGTAGCTCCAACTGGATATTTATTTTCCATTGCCCATTGGTAAAATCCTCTAGGACTAGATGTTTCGTTGGTTTTTGTACCAGTCGGGAACCAAAACCAATTATCCTCATTTAATTGATTTAACAGACTGACAATATTTTCATCAGGATCCTTTACAGTTTGATTGTAAAAAACTCTATTATCAACACAGGTGAACAAATAAGGAATTTTTTTATTTTTTAAATAATTTTGCAAATATACTATTTCTTTTAAACTGGAATAAACTTCCCAGTACTCGCTGTTCCCTACGTGTTGATAAAACATTTTTGCAAAATCATATAATCCAGTTTTTTTTGATTGTTCTATACTTTTAGTATGATCATCTATAATTATATTTCTTTTTATTTTAAATTGATTTTTTGTAATATCTAAATCTTGTATAGTCCATGGTGTAATTGAATACCATTCTTTTGTACGTTGCCCTGTGTCATATGTAAACTTAAATTCATATCTACCAGGAAAAGACCAGTTTACAATAACAAATATATCAGCAGGATACAAAGAATCAACAGCGTTAATTACACGTCTGGTAATCCCGTCGTTACCAATACCCGGCCAAGCCACACAACGATAGTCATAATTTTGACTAATTATTGCGGTGTAGGTATTATTTGGTGATTTCAATTCACTACCAAATGTAAAACTATCACCGCCTGCTACTATAATCATATCCTGGTTTCATTATATTAATCTGCATTTGTTTATAATTGTAATCGCTCCAACAGTAGTCAAACGTATTACTAATTCCGTCAATTTCAATTTTGTAAATGTCAAGATGACTTCCAAGTATTTTCCATATTTCTGTGAAGTCAGTTGTTCCAAAACTTTCTGTTAAATTAACTTGACCAATAGGTAGATACCCGCAACTTAATTTTGGATCCTTATGATCTTTTCCGTGTTTGTTTAACCACGATTGGAATTTATTTTGTTCTTCGGTGTGCCATGGAGTATTTGTATCACCGTACAACATGTTGTTGCCCCACTCAACATCGAACTCACCGCTATAGTATTTCAACTCTGTTATTGCTTCACATATGGTATCTGTCAGGTCAGGAGCTCCTTCATCACGAAATACTTCGAATAACGTTTTACCAATTTGAGTCCAATGCATATAGACGCCGCCTAATACACGGTCGTACTCATTTACTGCAAACAATTCTCTGTGTTCGTCTTTTAAATTATACCTAGGTGAATTTAGAAATGTTGTTATTTGACTGGGACGAACCCACTGTGGGTATGTGACTAATTTGCGCCGACTCAATATTAATGTTTCTAACTCATGGCATAGATTGTTTAACTGCCTAATGGCATATTTTGTTTCGTAATCGGCACGGCGATAGTAATCACTTAGTGACCAAACAGTACCTTGTAATATTTCAAAATGATTATGTAATCTGTTTAGTAATTCGTGATTAGGACCATTAGGTGCATAATCAGTTGCTACAACATTTTCCGGTGTATATACATCATCGATGTAATAGTCATTGAAAAAGTTGTTTATTATTTTTACCGCATGGTTGAGATCATTACATAACAATTCTATAGTTCTTGCAGTATGCGGAAAGCCAAGAAAACAAAAATTCTTTTCTATTAGGTTTTTATTTTGCAATAACCCTTTAAGAGCAACAATCCAATCCTGCGCTAAAGCATTATCGTGAGAAACTATATTATAATCAATTTGATCACTGTACTTTAACGGATTACGTAAAACAATTTTAACCGATGGCATTCCACCACTCATATACATCTGCTCTCTTTGATAATATTTCGTCCATGGTTATGGACTGTGTACGAATAGATTCTAATTGTAGCACACGATCCCGGCCTCGAGCAATACCTTTACGGTACGCTTCTTCACCATATTGCTCTTGAAAGGTAGGGCGTGTTTTTAACTGAACTAAGATATCCTTTAACGGCCCGGCTACTCCGGCGTTTAACAATTCATCTACCCATGGATCTAAAACGGATCTAGGTAGGGCTAAAGGTGACATAACTATGTCCGGTGTAAAACTAAAGACAACCTTAGCAAGGATGTCGACGCCCAAATCATTACTCAACTGCTGTATATTAAGAACTTCAAACATACCCGGAAGGGTAAGCGTAAAGTCCAATCTCATCTGCCTTTGGTGTCTAGCGACTGCAACTCCTGTCTTAAAGTTTGCAAGCCACGTTTCATAATCAAGGCCTGTTCGGATATACTCTCCAATTCGTCCTGTACCGTCAATGCTGGCACAGATTTGCCAATCGCGCAAATGAGCAAGTACATCTTTATAAAGATCGCAACCTCTAAAGTTAATACGGCTAAGATTAGTATTGTATCTAGCATAAACACGTGGTCCATCTCCCAATTCTATTATTCGCTGCATATACCGCCAATGCTGTTCGTACATTAACGGTTCTCCGCCCACCCAATAAACTTCTTCTACACGGTGGTCCTCTACTGCTGCTGCGAACTCGGCTTCAACTTGAGTTGTTTGGAACTGTTCAATTTGCTGCTTGATTTCAGGTTTCATCCAATTGTTTTTTGGATTAGACCAATTGATCATTTCGTGTTGTCGTTGTTCGCTTTCCCACGAACTAGACAGCATGTCACCGCACATACGGCATTTGAAGTTGCAGAGATTACTAAATCTGTAATCCCAGCTTACGGGCTTCATAGTCGTTGAGCCCGAAGCGTCAGTTGTTTCTAATACTTGTTTGTACTTACGTGCAAAAAGATGATTAAAATAACTGCGGTAAACGTCTGTGTTTAATAATTGATCGTTGCATACTTCGCATTCAGGCAATGTTTCTCCGGCCATCATACGTCTGCGTACCGAGCGCATGTGATCGCCATTCCAATGTTCTTCTAGTGTGATAGGAATATACTTTCCAGTGCCTGAATTTGTATCAATGTACTGTTCAAAGTTTTGTGCAGGCTCTCTACTGGCACAACACATACGTCTTTCCGTTTGTGGACTCAAGTATGTATGAGTCCAGGGTGCCATGCATAGTGTTTTGGATCTAATCATTTAAATATTGTGCCATTGATTGAAAAATTTGTTGTTTAGTATAAAGATACGGATACAATGACACTTGTGCAGTATTATTATTATAACCAGTTAGTTGTAAATTATTAAAAAACGTTTCTACTATCTCTTGATTACTAATTGGCTCTGATACTAAATTAGTTATTTGAGTTTTGTTTTTAATTATTTTTTTAATATCGCTGTCTAAATTATTAAGATCGTACCATTGTAAAACATTGTTTAGATTAATCTTATCTAGATATAAATTATGTTTTAAATCGTATAAAATATTTTTTTTAATATTTTTGTGTATCAAAGCACTTAGGCGTAAAACATAAGATTCGTTAAAATAATGCAAAATTTGTTCTTCAAGCCATAATCTGTTTTGGCCATACGGAAAATTATTTCTTAATATACTATCCACCGTGCCTATGAGTATAATTGAATCAATTGAAGTTCGTCTTAAATTTTCAAACAAAAACTGTATATTTTCAAAATCTTTTTCTTTATTGGCATTGGCTTCTAGTCTATTTCCACTTGGTGCAGCTACAAAAACTTTAGTAAATGCCTGCTTAGGCATATCTGAAATATTACAAGAATTAAACTCGTGTGTATAACCAATTACCTGTTTTAGATAATTTCCTATTAGCCCCGTTGACCCTACAATTGCTATCATTCTATAAAATTTAAAATTTCATCTACTATTTCGTCTTTGATTTTTTGTTTTATTAATTTCTTATCAAAAAATCTTTGATGATTATGAGCAAGTTTTTGTTTAGTAATTGCATCCTCAAAAATATATTTTTTATCGTCAAATTGTTTAGTCAATCTCTCAATTTCTAAAACTACTTTTTCTAGTCTTAAATTATCATCGTCAATATTGTCATATGATTCGTCAATATGATGGCCAAAAGTTTCAAATCCTTGGTCATGAAGATATTTTAATGTTTCTTTAGATCCCCAAACTATAAAAGGATGCTGATATGCAATTGGTTTAAATGTTTTTTCGGATACAAATGTTGGGTATGTGGTAAAAGTTTCGACTACTACACTAAACTCTGTAGCATCGTACCAATTGGGATTAAAATATCTTTGCCAATCTCCTTGTGAGTAATCTATATCATCACCAATAGTGATTCCGTTTTTAACATAGCTATGTAACGCACTATCTAATAGATTTTCAAGCTTAGTGTATATTTGGTCTCTGTGTTTACGTTTTAAGTGCATGAGCATTAAAAACGAGTGTGTGTGTTTTTTATCAGGCACATAATGGTGATATCCTAGGTGTTGGTACCACAAGCTTTCATTATACCAAAGCCAATTTTTATTTCTGAGTGTTAAACAATCTGTCATTTCAGTAGTTTCAGAAATATTATTATCCCAAAAACGATCTACTATTAACTTATAACCTTGGTCTACGTATGGATGATACCATGTTGCGTTAGGATTAAAAAAATCTGTAACACAAACTGTGTCTGCAGCAGAATGATTACAATTCTGCTGATCATAAATTAAATTAAAATAATCGCCAAATATTTCTAAAAACCAGTCAGAGCAAAAACTATTAAGATCAGATTCTGACACTAACAAATTAATCTTTGACATAGCCCATTGCCTCTGCTATTTCTTTATGCGATTTTAACAAAGATTGCTTACGATACAAATCTGTTTGTTTCATTTTAAATAAAAACTCTTCTCCGTTGGATCCTTGCCCTTGTTCTATGAATTTAATTACACGCGAAATTTCTGCTCGATGCTTGGGAACAAATGAACCTGTGCGTAATTTTTCTACTACAACGTGCTTTGCATTGTGAGTCAAACTATCAATGCACATATGCTTTGGATCATGCAACATGTTGAAATAATGATCGTTGAATGTTTGTGTATTAACCCAATTACAAAGTTCTTCTAAATAATACACATTCTGTATATTGATTGTCATACAAACCTGAGTGGTAATCTTACTAGGATACTGATCACGCATTGCGTGAAACTTTTGAATGTTTTTATTTACTTCATCCCAACGAGCCCCATACCTTTCATATTCAAATCTTTCTTCTACATTGTCAATACTAAATGCAATGTCTACTCGTTTAAAATGTTTCCATAGGTCGTGTGCATCTGGCCATTGTGTACCATTTGTATTATAATGAATATCAATATTTTTAGCATATCCTTGATCTACAGCATATTGCAATAGATCAAAATGCTCTTGAATCATAAATGGTTCGCCACCAGTAAATTCAAAATATTTAATGTTAGGCAGTAGTTCTCTAAGATTGTCCCAGAAGGTCTGTGTTTTACGCGGCCAGGCACCTTGCTGTAAAAACTTATAAGCAAGGTGTTCTTTTTTATTTTTTAGTTCTGGTATATAATTGATTTCTTCTTGTGCCCATTTACTGCTAGACCAAGATCCACAAATACGGCACTTGAGATTACAGATGTTTCCAAGTTTTAAATCCACAAACCAGAGTTGATCGGGAGTATTGTTTGCATAATCTACTCGATCTACAAACTCTTTCAATCTTATCTTGCTATAGATACGTTTGCTGGCCCGACCAGCATCTTCTTCTTGCCAGCAGCGATTACATGTTTTAGGTTTTTCTCCTGCCCGGAACTGCTCTCGTAGATGCTGCATGTATGTACTGTTATAGATTGTTTGCAAGTCTGTTTCGTTTAAATCGTACTTGCGCCCTGTGTCATCTGTGATCTCATCTACAGCAAGACAGCATGGTCGCGCAGTACCTATTGGACTAGTTTCTATACTAATCCATGGTAGCATACATATTGTTTTAGGCAAGTTCATTTAATTCAGGAAACACTTTCCAAAAGTTTTCATTTCTAATATTATCTAGTTTTTCAATTTGTTTTTTAAATTCGTTAAATTCGTTTACCTGTGTAGTTGATTTAACAAATTCATCAATTTCGTTGTTAATAATTGGATTTTTAGTTTTTTTACCTTTTTGAAATTCTTCCCAGGTTGGCCAATCTGAACCTTTAAACGTTTCATATTCAGATTCGTGAATTTCAACTTCTTTATTAACAGTTAAAATAAAATTTAATAATGACTTATAACCGTTAGTGGCACGTTGAAGAGAATCTAAAGGTTCTAACCAATCTAAATGTTCTTTATATTTTGGTGCAATTACTTGTTCTTTAAATTGCTGTGGGAAAATATTTGCACGGTACCAGGCCGGGCTCTGACATAGGTTAATATTAAAATCTTTTGCTTCAATTAAACCCAGTTTGGTCCATTCTTTATGAAAATCTAAAACATGTAGTACATTCATTGCACTGACCGTGGCACTTACATAGAAGTCAACATGCGGAACTTCTTCGATCATGCGTTGTCGATTTTCCAATGTTTGCTGCCAGTTTGTACCTTTACGCATTAATTCAGCACGAGCGCCACTAGCATCTAGACTGGCACCTACACTTACATTTTTAAAGTGTTTCCAATAGTCAAATACGTGCTTATCTTTGTATCTTAATTCGCTAAAATTTGTATTATATTGTATGCGAATATCTGTTTTACCGTGTTCAATTAATTTCTCTAATAGGAAATAATGTTCCTTCATTATTAAAGGCTCGCCGCCGGCAAAATAAACTTGTTCAAGATATGGAATGTGGGGGAGCATTTGCTCGAGCATGGCGTCTTCATCTCCGGCAGTATATTCAACTCTTAACATTTCGCGACCTAGTACATCGGGTTTACGGTCGTAAAGTTTGACATGATCATTGAACCAATTACTACTAAAAATAGGACCACATGAGCGACAACTAAAATTACACAAATTGCTAAATCTTACATCCCAGTATCTGATTTTAAATTCTGGATGAGTTCCATCTTCTAGCGTCTGATCTATTTCTGCAACATGATGCCCGTAATTTCTATTGGAGTCATTACGTAAACTAAAAAACCCACTATCTTCTTGCTCATAACATTTGGTACATTCCTTGCTGGGTTGATCAGTCAGCATGTTTATTCTAAGTGTTTTGTACGGAGTTTGATTCCAAACTTCTGCCATAGTATTTTTACGCAGATCTCCTAATGGATGCCAATAGTCTGACATACAACAAGGATAGGCACGGCCATCTGGAAAGGCATGCATATGAGTCCATGGCAACATGCAAAAAGTTTTACTCTCTGTAAGTAATTGCCATTGTTTATCTGTTAATTGTTCTCGTTTGATAAAATATGGGCTACGTTCATTGTATACATAACCTTTGTTATAAAACTCTTTGACACTCATAAACTATTATACCAATCTTTTAATAAAGGAAATGTTTCTACAAAATTTTTATTGCGTCGTTGATCATATTGTGTGTAAAACTTTTTAAAATCTTGTTGTAGTGTTTTTTGTTCTGCTGCACCTGTATGTGGTGTTTTGACTATGTCAAGATAATCAATTAATCGTTGTATATGATTACGTTCGTGTTCATGAAGCCATTCGTTGTTATTGGCCGCAAGCCATGTTTCTAAATTATTTTTGTGTCTTGTTCTATAATCGTCGGGTAATACCAATGGACTTTGAAAACTAGGAAATCTTAATATATTTAAGGTAAAACTTGGAAAGTCTTGCCCATAACATTTTTTGCAATCAACTACAAAATCTAAAAACTCAGTTAGGCTTTCTAAGCATAAAGCATTGATAGTACACATTATGTGTAGACCGCGCAATTTGTTTCCGCTGAAATTATCACAGACTGTTTCTACAGTATAAGTCCAATCGTCCCAGTTTAATCCGTCTCTAATGTACTCTGTATGAGCACCAATAGATTCATTACTAGTGTATAAGTCAATGGGTGAGTCTACACTGTCAAATAAACGATCAAGATCAACTTGAGTTCCAAGATTAGAATTGATTGCCAGTCTAGTTTTACTCTTACCCTTGTTAGCTTTAAACCAATCAAGCAGTTGCCAAGTATAACCTGACATAAGTGGTTCTCCGCCTGTAATTCTTAATTCGTCAAGCGTTCGATGGAGATCTGATTCCCACCATTCAAAGAAGGCTTCGGCGTATGGGTTATTTTCACCAAATTTAAAAAGCTGCGAACTGTCATGGCTATGAGTAAAATGATTCCTACCGTCAGACACCAAGTCCACATAGGGCCCATTGTTATTGATGTCTTTGACCCAAGTACTACTGAATGCAGGATTGCAATAAGAGCAAGCAAACTGACAAGTACGGTCAAAACTGATTTCAAGAGTGCGAAGATTGACATCTTCTGAAGCCGGTGTTCTATATGCATGATTAAGATCCTCATCTGAATAGATTACTGTTTTATAAACTCTATCACTAATATTATCACGACCAATGTCCTCAATCTTCCAACAATATTCGCAACCGGCTGGTCGTTCTCCTGATTGCATTTGTTGCCGTTCTTCTTTTTTCTTAGCGGTATTATGCAATGCTCGAGGATTTGCTTGCACATCTGCTACATCAACTCGATGTGGCAACGGATGATGGCAACTGGTAGTCATACCGCTACCTAACCATATGGTTGCGTTGTACCATTTTGCTCCGCAGAATGATTCTGACTTGATATCAATCACTCTACGTTTATATTCTAAATCTGTTTCGTTATTAATTTTGGGCATGATATCTACATTCGTCCCAGAATTCTCGCATTTCCGGAAATGTTTTTATAAAATCTGTGCTGCGTCGTTTATCGTGCTCATTAAAGAATCTATAAAAATCAGCACGTTGCATTATAACATATTCTTGATCTAATTTGCTACCTTCTTGCATCCAATCCAAAACTCGTTGCATTCTTTGTACTTCGTAATCTTTGAATCCCTGAAATGGACGCTCAGGTGTTTCCAAATTGGCTCGCATCCAATTGACAACATCCTGTAATCTCTTGGCATACACAGGCGGAAGTATCTGTAAACTTTGCCAGGTGGGCTGTCTAAGTATAGGAGTATCAAACCACACACGTTGATATGTTGTGCTATGAGAGCTTCTCATATCCAGTATTGATTGCAGCAGTTTTTTTAATCCTAAAATATTCAAATTGTTCATCGTAATAATAAAAGTTAAACTATTACGATAAGGAATTTCTTGCAAGAATGCTTGGGAACGACTAATACATTTATGAAAATCTAATCCGTGTCTTAGGTATGTGGCATGTTCGGCGATGCCTGAGTCTAAGCTAACATACTGCATAAAATGTTCAATATTGGTATTACATAACTTTTTTACATAATCAAGATATTTTGTCCATAATGTTGTATCAACACTGAAATTGCTGGTCACATCAATGTGCAACTCCGGATTAGGAAAAGACAACACATAATCAAACACCTTATATGTATTCTTATCCATTAACGGTTCCCCGCCGGTCATTCTAAAATGTTTTAGTCTTGGATATAGACTGGGCCACCACTCCCAGAATGCATCAACATAAGGGTTATCTTCTCGAACCGGAATAGGTCGTCTGCGACCGCTAAAATGGGAAGCATCGTTATGAGTAGTGCTAGTGGGATATCCTCCAAAACGTCCCACTTCATCAGCCCAGCTACTACTAAACTGGGGACTACAATAGGAACACTTGAGATTGCAAGCATGATTAAAATTGACCTCCACATAGGAAGGAATAAAATCTCTATCACCAGCATCATGATTGTTAGCAATCTCTGCAAAGTGTTCTGCTGCCCATGGTTCCCCGGATCTATAATGTCTATCACTTAAATTTCCTAAATCTTCTTGTGTCCAACAATAACTACATTCTTGTGGTCGTTCATTACGCAACATGATCTTGCGTTGTTCTTTTTTATGCGGAGTATTGTGTAATGCACTGGGATTATCCTTTAATAAAGAGGCATCAATTTCATGCAGGGGTGGGTGATAACAACTGTTATTCAACCCAGTAGGCAAATGCAAACTAACCTGTTGCCATTTAGCTAAACACAACCCTTCGCCTAGCTTTGCTTTCATTTCTTCTGCAGAAGATAAAAATTTACTTTTTTCCATCTTGCCATTCTAATCGATTTACGTCAAATTGATTGCCTAATTCTAACATATAACTCATCGGAGATGCTCTAGAAAAGTTTATTTTGATACAACCATTAAATCCCCAATAATTTTCATGCGTAATTGTATTGCTTCCGTCTCTTGTACAATGGAATAATTTATCAATCATATCAATGTGTACTGCAAATCCATTTATTAATATTCCGGTGATTTCAACAGCCTTGTCTGCAATCACCTTGCCTTTGTTATTAAAAATTGTATCTCCGTTTTTTTTGTTTGACGCATAAATGGTTATCACTGATGGCCAGTTCGTTGTAAAATTAATTTGCCCTGGTCCTTGTATAAAATTATCCTGTTCATACAACAACAGGTCTTCATTGTAAATTTTTAAAATCATAGACCCATTAGTATTTTGGACGTTTGTTAAAAAAGTTATTGCAACCATTAGAGTAAAATTTCCTGCTTGGCGGCTTTAAACGTTGTGCCATCGCCTGTATCATACGAAAATCTAAGTTTAAACAATAATTTAGTCAATGCGTCGTGATAATCTAATCTATCCTGTGTAGACACATGCGTGGTATTTGAAATCCAAAAAGTAGGAATTTCTCCTTGTGTGATATTGTAATCTTTTTTCTTTCTATCTAATTCTGTATTTGGCAGAATTGAAGCAAGACTAAAAACAACACTCTTAACCGGAAATTTTGCATAATGCTTTCTGTCTTCAAACCATTTTTTTGTAAATTCAAAATCTTGTTTTGTTTCTGTTGGATATCCAACAATTAATAATAAAATTAAAGGAACAGAAAATTCTTTGGCCATCGCTAGATGATGATCAATGTCCTCATTGGTAAATTTTTTACCTAAATTAATTCTAACTTTTTCTATTACACTTTCTATACCTAGTTGTAAAGTTCCGTTGCTTTGTTTGATCTTTTGCCATAGAGCCCTAGGATGTTGATCTTTATTTCTAACTATGAAATATCCGTCCCAGGATATCTTGGACTTAGCATTAATATTGTATTCGCAAATATAGTCTAGTAGTTTAGAAAATTCTTTCATATTGCCGTTTGTTAAACTATTGTAAAAGAAAAATTTTGTAATTTTGTGTTTTTCAATTTGATACAGCATCTCTGCAAAAATATTTTCAGCGGTACGATATTGATATTTTTTCCAATGTTCAATTATATCACAAAATTCACAAGTTCTTACACAACCTCTACTATCACAAATTGGAATCCCGCTCTCTGCATATTGACTAAAATTATAGTCATCAAAATTTGGATATGAAAGTTCGTTTAAGTTAGTTATTTGTTGCCATACCGAAGAATTAATACCTGGGTAAGTTAAATTTCCCTTCAAATACTCTACCAAACTATATTCACCATCTCCATTAATATAATCATCAATTAATTTTCTTGATTTTAGTAATTCAGCATAACCAATACTTGACTCGGCAATAAAATTTTTTATACCACTGCCTCCAATTACAATTTTTAAATTTGGTGCAACAAATCTAAGATGATAGCATAACCAGATAGTAAAAAATTGATTGTCCTGTGTGAGCAATGACAGGGCAAGAACTTTAGGGTCAAACGAAAGAATTCGATTTGAACAAAACTCAATAAGATTTTCTATTTCAAGAGACGCTTGATTTGAAATTTCTTGGAATAGTAAAAAATTTTCTAATTCTTTCTTAAATTGACTTTTTTTTATAAAGTTGTTTACTTCATTATTTAGATCGATGGCCACGGCATTAAATCCAGCTGCCATGGCTGATGATTTAAGCACTGCTGGTGCCAAAGTTGGCCTTGAACTTAACGTTCCCGGAGCCGAACAGATAAGAACGTCGATCATGCCATAAACAAAATTAAAAAAGTCTTTACTTTACCTGATTTATAAAAATTATTACTTATGTGCCATTGGTTGCGATCCCAAGTAAATATATCACCTAACTGCCATTGATAATCTATTGCTACTTTTAAAAAATTGATATCATTGAAATTTTTGTCGTGGTCAAAATCTTCTAATAATAAATGATTCTTTTCTGTTCGATGAAGTCTGATATCTTGCGGCGTGGGATTATGATCTGACCATGCTTCAAATGCTACTGTACGAAATTCTGGTCCTTCCACTAATGGAATTAACACGGCTTTGTTTAACTTGATTAGCCCTTGGTCAAATAACATACAATCTGAATATGCTGTATGCTGAGTTCTACTATCCACATGAATAATGTAAGGCTTTTTACTTGATTTGTAGGACCCGGTACTAAATTCATGATTGGGTCCTACAACAATATCCATGTATGGTTTTAGTACCTTAAAAATAAAAGAATCCGGAATATGATATTCTAGATTCTTATTGATTATTCCTTTTTCTGTATTCTGTTCATCCTGTGATTGATAGAAATCAATTATAGAATTAATATCATTTAATGATATTAAATTTTTAAATACCTTAGCAGTAGACATTTTTACCACCCTTCAATTCTGCGAATAACATCTATTTCGGTCATCATGATTTCACTGTTGCGTTGTCCTGTGCTGTAATGATGTTTAAAAAACTTGCTTTGTTCTGGAGTATAAGAAACAATTGGTAAACCAAGTCTTGTTTTCAAAGCATTTTCGATTCTTTCACAACTTTCCTCAGGGTTCTCTTTACTAAAACTATTCCATAACATTTCAAGTGTATCAAAGTCTTGAACGTGATGATGATCCCACCCTTCTATCATAATCATATAAGTTCCCAGTCTTGCACCGTACATGGCCCAATAGCCGTTTTCCACATCAGCACCTACACTTTGCCATATACACAGGTGATCGTAATTACGATTATTCACTCGTTCTTCAAATTCCGCTAGTGTGGGTTTGTGTCCACGATCCAGGCACATTTTAACACCTTCTCTAAATCCTGCTCGCCATGCTTGCTTGGCGCTACCGTTAGGATATGTAGTACTATAACAATTATGCATTGCCGTATACTTTGGATCAAAACAAAATTCAACAGCGGTTTCTTCATCACCAAGACTGGCTTCATGCGTTCGCATATTCATTACAAAGTCCTTGGTCCAGCAACTTAATCCACCGTTGCCATATCTAAGACCGTTAATTACATTGCGGGCTTTCCATCTAAAAACATGGTCGTGATTCTTTTCATTAAGCGATAATTGTAAGTTAAAGAATTCTGGATCCGGAATATTGTCTCCATCAATGAGTACAAAACGGTCTGTGTCGCTGGCAGCGGCGGCTGATTTATGAGCAGCATCAGACCCTTTAACGCCATCAACTCTCTTTGCCCATGGCACCATGTTTTGAATCTTGATCCAAAATTCTTCTTTCTTAGGTTCATCATATGTTAAAAAAATACAGTCTAGATCTGCTACATCAACTATTTGTTCGGTCATAATATTCTATTTCTAAATATTCTTCATTAAGGCCTAGTGCCACTGCTGCCATTCCTTTTACTACAGGTTGTCCTTGTGTTGATTTTTTTAATCTCACTTGATCATATTTTTTTATGTCTAGTGTAATTAGTTTTTTATCTACTACACGTAGCAAAAGTGTATTGGCTTTATGAAACAAATCTGGGTGATCAACCACGATGTAATTGTCTCCTGCTGGATGATCAAACTCGCTAAATGCTGTAACTAGTCCATTTTCATCATAATAAATTCTATACTCTTTAACTATAGGCAATCGTTTACGATCTTGTTCTTCAACTAGTTTTAAAGCTTTATAAAACTCTTCCATTGCGTTCATAATATTCTATCATTTCATCTTTGGCAAACTTTTTATCGTAATAGTGTAAAGGGTGATATTGGTTGACATTGTTAATTCTTATCATTCCACAATCAAACTCGCTTACATATACATCTTCGAAAACACTATCTTCATTGAAATTATTAATAGCCGGTTTCATATGCACAAAATTAATAAAATCTGCAGACGGTATAGTGCATAATTCATCTCCTACTAACCTTGCTGCTAACGCATAAACAACATCTGTGGTAGGATGCTCATCTCTACAGTTTAATAAAGTGTTTTGTACTGCTTTCCAATTGTTAAAAATTATTCGTGCATACTTGAAAAAATTAGCAGCGGTTTGTGTATATCTAAAATACATCAATCCGTTATAAGTATCTGGTAAGTTATTATCATCGACTAATTTACGATACCGTCGAGCCAAAGACGGTTTCTGTTGATAATTTTTACATCCGGTACTTAGTACAACATCACGTAATCTAAAAGCATTCACCCAATGATCAATGGATCTAGTGAACAAAAGATCTGATTCCAATTTGATAGTCTCTTTATATGGAGTTAAACTAAATGCTAGATGTTCGTATCCAAATGCTCCGTAATTGCTATCAGCTATTTCTATTATATAATCAAAAGTTTTTCTGTGTTTGTCAGTTAACAATTTTGCTGTTTCTGTATCGACTACCACTGCATAACTGTTATTTTTTTGTGTGTCTTTGATATTTAATGCTTGCAAGTAAGCAAGCCGTAGATAATCTGTTTCTTTAGAGTTAATTGCAAAAGTTAAAAATCCCAGTGGTTCTTTAAGTTTGTTCATTTATTAAATGGTTGACTAAATGTTCAAAGTCTTTTGATTGTAAATATGTTTTGCTCATAATGTGCAAATTGGTTCGTGGCACAATGTACGCTTTTGCATCGTCTCTAACAACAAATTGAGAATCGTGTAATTCTATTTTGTTTATTGGTTGATTGATTGCTAGTAAGCTTCCTGGGATAGTGGCTGTTTGAATTGCATACCCATTCAAGATCGTATCAGCTATTGAAAATGCATAATCGTTTCTGTAATTTCTTTCTCGTATGTTAAACAATGCTCGATAATAGGAATAATTTTTTTGTATTCTATCTATCAAATTAAAAAATAATTTGGATCGAGGTGTTTTTCTGAATGCAAAAACTGTAGCCCATACGTATGGTAAACTGTTATCACCCATTGCGGTTGGCCATTCTGCTGTTAATGCATGGCTATTTCTTTGTAGTATGTAATCCCAATCGCATTGAAATATGTTTAACAGACTGTCATCTACCACAAGATAATCCGCATCAATGACCAAGGTCTCATCGTATGGGCTTAATTCATATGCGCTGTGTCGATTAAAATTTCTCCATTGAACAAAGGAATTTAAATCAACATCAAACCGATTATTTTTTAAATCAACATCGTTTGTATCTGTTATAAGAGTGTAAGGTAAATTGAGTTGACGACTGGCTACTGCTAAAGTTTTTTGCGCTATAGCAACATAGTTTGTTGTTTCTGTATTCAGTGCAAATGCTAGAATTCCTCTAGATTTTTCTAATTTTTTTGAGTTCTTCATACTCGTTATGCCATTGATTCATCACTAACTGATAATGCTGCTGTGCCTGTACTAAAAAAACTTGTCGATCAACTTTTATAGGATTGTTATATGTGTCTTCTAAATACAATTCATCAACTGGCCAAGTTTTAACAAATGCTATTAATTCTGGAGTTATTTTAAATAGCCCACCACAGTGTGCTAAATGCAAATCCGTTTGGATTTTTTCTCTCAAAATTATTTTATTTTTTTGAAAGTCGGTGGCCTGCTTGATTTGATTTACTAGGAGTTCAACGTCATTCATGTGTAAATGTAGAAACTGGTTAGGATACTATTGTACACTAACCAGTTATGAAAATGCAAATATTTAGGCTAGATCGAAGTGATAGCCACCGCGCCCCAAGTATTGGATAAACTAGTAGTAGAAGGATAAGTTACATTGATCTGTCTGGCTATAGTGACATTTAAATTATCATCAAAACTTAAACTACCGGCATTCGAGCCTGTTGTTGAAGTGATAACTATCCAAAAATCAACTTGAGTTCCGGCATCACTGTTTGCGCCTTGAGCTCCGTTTGATCTCACAAGTAAAACTGCTGTATCAGAAGTATAGTTAGTGGTAAGACTTGTTACAGATACCACAGTGGCATTAGCAGTGGTTAAATCATAATAACCAACGGTAGTGTCGTTGGTGTTTAAGGTTCCGCCTGTGCCTGTTCGTCCACCGTTTGTTGTTGTTCTAAATGTATTGACTCCACCTATATAACCTACTATGTTATTAACAGCGGTATTTCTGTTTGGTGGTGCTGACCCACTTGACGAACAAACAAAAGCCAATTGCCCACCGGCATTAAAAAAGTACCTTGCAGCGTCGGCACTGGTAAAGGTGGCTCTGGCTCCAAATGCTCTAGTTGCTGTGCCAGGATCTGTTCCGTTTGTTGTGGTAATAGTCCAGTTTGTAGTTAACGAAGTTCCAGTAACTGCTGTTCCTGTAGCATTGGCATTTACTCTATTAGTATAAGCAGTGTTAATATTGCCTTGCAGTGTACTTAACCAATCAATTCGTTGGCCGGAAGTCACGGTGGCAATGCCAGATCCTGATCCCGATTGATGTGTTAATACCGAGTTTAAAGTATTAATTAAGCTGGTCCATTGGGTGGCAGTAATAAGTGCGCTTGCAGCCACGGTGCTAACAGCAGTTTGCCCGTATCCAGCATTACCAGAACCAGTTGACCAAACTGTATTGAGTTGATTTGTTCCATTAATTAAATTGTTATAATCGGTGGCTTCGATTAAATCGCCTTGAGCGTATGACATTCTTAATTCCTTTAACTATTCAATTTCACAATAGCTTCAATAGTTCCTTCGCCATCTGAATTTTTATTTTCCAATGAACGACCAATGACATTGAATGCTGAAAGTTCATTTTTAGCGCCTGCTCGAGCTAAACCATTCCCGGCACTTACTAATCTATCGCCTTTGCGTATACGACCAATTACTCTTACAGGAACACGACCGTTGACTGCTACTGGTGGGTGGGTTTCGTCTGATCCGGCAGCTCCGTTCATTAAATAAGCTGCTTTAGTACTTATGACACCAAAAACATCTTCACTAAGTTCGTCTAATGCTGCTGTGATTTCTTTTACTCCGCCCAGTGCAACTACAGTTCCAGGATCATATGGCTGATCTGTTTCAAATCCTTCTGCCAAGTCAGCATACTGTGCTTGTACAGATACGCCGTAGAATGTGTTAAACCACATTCCTGTACTACCTAGGTTAACTGTGGTATTTGAAGTTGGTAAAACTGTATCGGCAACATAAATTGTTGAAAGATTTGCTCTTGTTGTGTTAATGTTAGCTGCAAACACGTTGCCAACTAATATGCTCTGAGAAAAAACATTTCCCCAACGCTGCGTTGTATTTCCTAGAGTGTAGAATACATTTGAACTTGGGTTAATGTTAGCAGAAAATGTACTTATACCAACCCCACCACCTAACACTGTATCAACATAATCTTTAGTTGTTAGTGTAAATGCGCTTGATGCAGCGGTTGGACTTGCATAAGCTTCAGGTAAACCAGACGCAGCATTGCCTCGTAAAAACGGGGTTTGCGCTGCTGATCTTTTTAAGCTTAAAATTAAATCTTTATTGTTTGTTACATTTCTAAGAGTAACTTCTCCGCTACTTATTGTCGCTTCAAAATCACTCGCTACACCAACTTTTAAGCCGGTGTCATTGGTAATGTTTAACGCACCATTTAATGTGCCACTGGTGTCATTTCTTAAGAAACTACTTCCTGGTACGCTTGGAAACAGTGCGCTATAATATAAATTATTTGCTACATCGGCTGTTCCTTGGAATGCCATATTTGAAATATTAGTAGCAAGGTTCAGACCTGTTTTAACTGTTCCAAATCCTGGAACTGCTGTACTAAATGTTGCTTCTTTACTCCAAATACCAACCAGAGTATTATCAATATAAAATTTTAAAACAACGTAAGTTGCCGAAGGGCTTGTTGCTACGATAGTATCAGGAACGGCACCAGTATTACCAGTTGCACTTGTAGTTAGTGGACCAACCGCAGTCCAGCTAGTTCCATTATATACCTTTAATTGTAAATTTGATGTATCCCACCACTGTTCGCCCACAATAGGATTGTTAGGTTGACTAGAACCTGCACTCATTGTTGCCATGGGTTTCCATGCACTAGCAGCGGTACCTTTGGTTGTAGCTGTATTAACTTTTATAACTTTGCCCGATGTGTCCCACCATAATTGCCCTGGTAAAGGAGCAGTTGGGGCAGCTCCGTTAGCAAAATTTTCCATCAACTGGACCATATTTTCGTTTAAAAATGTTCCGTATCCAGGATAGTTTTTTCCAACTAACGTTAAGCTAGAATTCGTAGTATCAATGGTTCCGTCGGGCAGCCCGCCTGTAATTAGTGCCCCACCATTTGATAATGTAATATTGTATGCCATTTAAGTTATCTCCGACTTTGTTATTTATGATGGTTTAAATTTGGAAATCTTGTTCTAAGCTATCCAACATTTTGTAAATATTGGTAATCGCTAATTCTGTGTCATTTGCCTTCAAATTGCCGACTATTTGCCCAACAAATTTTTTGTACAGCATAGGCCAAAAAGCTTGATCAAACACATATTTAGCGTGTTTTACCAGCCTTTCAGATCTTATATAATATTCCAATATTTTTTCTTCTCTTAATTCAGCTCTTAGATTTTGTAATAATAGAACGTCTTCGTCGTCGTGCGGGTCATCGTTGAACAAAATACTATTGTATATCAAGCAATTATCAACTCTACTAAGCATTGTAGTTCTACAATGATCTGTATTACCGTTTGAATCACAAACTGAGCACGATTCTCTATTACGTAAATACTCTTCTAGACTAATTCCCATTATTTGTTCCAGTAAATATGTTTTTAACTTTTCTTATCAATTTATCCAACGTCGAAATGCCCGTAACTGCAACTAACAATATTGTGGTAGTTCCCCAAATCAATGCTGTTTTTGCCCACATTGGCATTTGCTTTCCTTTACCAAATTTTGCTATTGATCGGCATAATGGTAGTCCAATGTCCATAATAAACTTCCCAGCTGGATTTGGTTTTGTATAACCTTCTGCTTTCATACGGTATGCCATTTCTTCGGCCCACGGTCTGGCTATAACATCTAAATAATGTGCAACAATTTTAATTTGTAAATCTTTACGTTTTTGCTCGTCGCGTATCCAAGGAAATACAATTTTTCTAAAGGTAGAACTACCGCCACCTTCTAATAGATCTACAACCGGAGCGGCCCAACGAATATATCCATTGTAAGCATCAGGATCAGTGTCTCGCAAAAGAACTCCAAACTCTTGATCGGCCTTATTCATTGCGTTATCAAAGAAGCCCATTTCAGATAATTTCTGACAGATTATTTTGCACCCGCCACGACCCGGATTGGGAGGAGCTGGTATTCCTGCTCTATCTTGTGTGTCGTAGTTTCCAAATTGTTGAGTAAAGATTAATGTTGTTAAATCTCCAGCTGCACCAGAAGGTTGCCAGGCTCCATTTACTTTTACGTATACCCCTGCTATGTCTCTCCAGGATCCTGATACCTTGACCGCTGCTGTAGTAATATTGCGCCACTGTCCATCTACTTTAACATTAAAGAAACCTCTTGGATAAGATTCTAATACTACAGCGCCATTGGATCCTTCTTGACCTGCAGAACCACCTCTAGCAAACGGTGATACATAATATCGCATGTTCTGCCCTGGTGGATTCGTGCCTACATTATCTCTAGTATCCCAATATAGTTTATCTAAAGAATCAGACAAACTAACAGCAAAACCTTTTACTGATGCAGTACTGTCTATATTAAATTTAATCTGGTGAGCGCCCCGAGACAAAGTTATGTCTATTACAGCAGGACTTGATGTACTACTATTAGTTGTTGTTAGAACTTGTACATCATCAATAACTACTGTAAGAGTGCCAGTTGACGCTCCTCTAATCTTGTATGTTCCGGAGTATGCCGCTTCAAACCCTCTTGTAACTGTTGCTACTGTCGCATTATCTTTACGCCACATAGCGTAATTGTTCATAAACGAACTCCAGCTGGTATTTGAAACCGTAGTTAATTCTCCGTCCTCATTGAGACGAACATCATCATCCCATCTTAATAAGATGGCACCGTTTGCACCTTTGCCCCCAAATCCTCTTGATACAACTTGAGGTTGCGTTTGGTCGTTGGGATTGACTGCAAAAATAGAAACTTTATCACTACCGGCGCCAGAACTACCGCAACCAAAGTCAGACCCTAGTGCTGTTTCTGTTAGAGCATCTGCTCCAGACTGTCTTCCAGCGGCAGGGCCAGCTCCTCCTGCGCCAACGGGACCGGTTGACACCAATCCGTTGCTGCCGTCAATTGTTGAGCCAAATTGTGCAGGTGTACCGCTAAACACTGATGTGAATGCCCAAGTGTCTCGTTTAACAGCAGCCCCTCCTGAAGTTGGTTGTCTAAATCTTAAAAACACACCGCCTGATATTTTAGCAGCCGCAGGAACAGTAACTGATCGTATGGCCCAAGTGTTTCTTACAATGTTTACTGGTACAGTATTCATTGTAGTCCAGCTGGTTCCATTAGTACTATATTCTAAATTTAATGTTTCACCGCTATCAGGAGTTTGCCCCCAATCAGATTCTGTTCCCCGGTTTACGTAATACGTGATTACAGAAGAACTTGTAAGATCAATTCGTGAATTAGTAGTAAGAGTTCTTGTATTGGATCCTGATGGTATGCTACCTGCACCAAATACACATATCTCTGATCCAAGAGTACTTGTATATGGTGGCGAAGTTATTGGAGCAAAAGAAGAATAATTTGCTACACTAGCGTATGTGCTCAATGTAAATGTACCTGGACTGCCCAGATCAATTATTTCATTTCCTAGATTATAGCTCAAATTGGTAATAACTGTGCCGCCTTCGCCTGGCGTAGTTAAATTGCCGCCGCCACCGCCGCCTAATTTTAATATGTAAGTATCAGTTACTGTATCTCTAATAGAGGTAAAACCTCCAGATTGCCCAGAATTAATTACTAAATTTGCATCTGTAATAGTTCCTTGACCTGAATATGCTCCTGCTAAAGTGTTTCCGCCTAATCCACCGTCTCCTATGCATATTTCATAAAGTCTACCAGGAACAACGTTTAAATTTAAATTTTGAGCTCTAGCGCCTTCACCTCCACCACATGCACCCAGTGTGATATTTCCAGCACCGCCACCTCCGCCACCACCGACAGCTGATATAAGTTCTATAGTACTTACATTAGTTGGCGCTCTGAAACTAACGTTTCCAGGAGTGTGTCTAAATATTTGATTGTAAGGATAATTTCCTCCGGACTGTCCGCCATACGAGCTAGAATCTCCTCCTCGAACAGCGCCACCTGCGCCGCCACCCCATCCGCCACCGCCACCGCCGGCACCGCCACCGTCGCCGCCTTTGCCTTGGCCTCTCTGCCCATTCAATGGCTCAGCTGTTCCTGATACTTGAACTGCTGGAGCACCACTGTATAATTGAGCTGTGTCAGGATACGCAGTCAAAGCATTACGTATTGCAATTACTCCTGCACTATTTCCGTCATTCCCGGCGCCGCCAGCACCGCCACCACCGCCAGCTACAGCTACAGGCACTCCGTTAACTAATACCAACGAAGCTCCACCACCGCCACCACCGCCTCCAGAATATGGACTTGGTCCAGCAGCAGATCCGTTTGCTCCGCTAAAACTACCAAAACCGGATAAATTAATTCTGCTGGCTCCGCCTAGACCACCTGGCGCTCCACCAGAATTACTAGAACCAGCTCTTCCGCCATCACCAACAACTACTTCAATGACATCGTTTTTTTCTACAGCAATATTAACTTTATGAAATTGCCCAGGGGCTCCGTCGCCACCTCTACTGCCAGCGTCCATACCACCACCGCCACCACCACCCCATAGGTATGCTACAATATCCATGTTCATCGGAGCAGTTAGTGTGTATCTGCCACATGTTTGTGTAAATTCAGAAACTACAGCGGTGGATCTAGTATCCCAAACAATATTACCATTTGTGTCGGCAATAGTCATTCCAAATCCAGCTACATCTCCGCCGTTTGATACTTCAAATCTTAATTGATTTATTCCCCTGCCTAACGTAATAGGATAAGCGGGTGGGGTGGTTGCCCAGTCTGTTGTTCTATAACCACCCCATCCCCAATAACCACCATAACCATTCCAATAACCATAACCACCCCACCAACCGCCCCACCACCACCAATGATGACGCTCGACTGTTTGTGTAGTTCCATTTACTTTAAGATCATTAATAAAAACCGTGCCACTATTATCTACGCTGGAGCGAATATAATAGGTACCAGTATATGGTGCATCAAAAATTCTATAGATTGTAAAACTTCTGTTTTCGTTTCCAGTAGTAGGCCAAACCGCATACTGGCGCAAGAAAGAATTCCATCTACGATCATCTCTTGCATACAACGTCGCAGGACTTTGAACAGGATTTCCACTGGGTCCAGAAATTCCAAATATGTTTACTATGGGTTGTTTATCTGCCATGTTTATGTATACTTGAACCAAAAATCTCCATTGGAGCCAAGTGAAGAATCAGGGTCGCTAGTGCTAATAAATTTTCTGCTTCCGTCCCAGAACACTCCTCGGGTCATAACATACTGAGTTGTGGCTATCTGAGTATTGTTTGCTCCAAATGTTGGTGTTGGTGCTACTGGTGTACCTGTAAAAGTTGGGCTATTAATATCTGATTTGGTATTAATATTTGCAACCAACGCCGCGTCAATAGCTAAGTTGACTGAGTTAATCTTGTTATTCAGCGATATAATATTTGCGTTAGCAGCACTTACGTTGGCATTAATTAAAATTACATTGCTTAATAGTGCTGTATTAACATCAATTATTTGTTTTGTTAAACCGCTGGATTCATTACCAATAATTCCTAGTATAGTTTCTGTATTACCAGTAATTGCAGTATATGTTGCCAAATTGATATCATCAACTCTGTTATTTGTTGCACGTATTGCAATCTGAGCATTAGCTGCTGTTAAGTTTGCACGTAATTGATTTTCTTCACTGATACGACTTGTTAAATTTGCGTTTATAATAGCAACATTGGTAGACAGTGCGCTAGTTGTATAAAATCTAGCATTTTGTATTTCGCTGTCAACATAAACTTTTGTAGGGATGCCAAAATTACTTGTGGCATTGGCCAGTACTGTTATTAACCCGCTATTACCATTTATGGTTAAAACATTTGTACTTGTTCCGTTAACATTTGCAAATAAACTAATATTTCCATTATTAAATTGATTATTGATTGAAACATTACCATTTAAATCTTTTATTTGAAAATCATTAGGCCCTATAGTTAGATTACCTGTTAGATCAACATTGCCAACTATTTCCGTGCCTACTGTAATCCAAGTGCTTCCATTAAATGCTTTGATATTATTAACATTAGTATCGTACCACAATTGTCCTTTAATTGGATTTGCAGGGCTGCTGTCTAAAGCAAAGTTTTCTAATAAATGTACAAAATTTTCGTTTGTTTGATCACCGTAGTTTTGTACTAATCTACCAAATAATGTAAGACTGGTACTAGTAGTATCTTTAGTACCATCTAATACTATAATTGCTGTTCCATCAGTTTTGTTTACAAAATATGACATAATTTATTATCCTACACTACTTAAATTTGTTAGAGTTTGTATTCTAACTGTGTAATCAATTTGAATTAATCTATTCATTGATTTTTGCACTGGATGAAATACTACATGTGTTAACAGTTTACCAGTAGTTATTAGCCCTGAAGTACCATCTGTACTACGTGCTTTTAATCCTAATTCGTCAAATGTATACGTATCGTCCAATGTGGTGCTGTTATCAAATGCACTTTGCCCAATTGGCTCACCATAATCTAATAGACAGCTGATCACAAGATCAGAATATATACGACCTGGAGTATGTCGTACTTCAATTTTGTTTCTTGTGGGATCGGTGTTTAAGGCGCTGGTATTATCTACAATTTTTGCAAAAGTTGGGTTATACAAATTACTATTACTTGTATTGATATTTGATGGCAAATAATTAATTACCCCGGTAGGGTCAATGCTGGTGCCACCGTTTCCAAAATGCATTTCGTAAATATAGCTCTGCCCCTTATTGGCCAATGTATAAGCAATAGCCTCACTAATATTTTCATAGTGTATAGCATTTCGCTTATCTACATAAACTTCGCCAGTTGCTGGATCAAAAATTTTAATATGACCTTGTACGTGTACACCGCCATTTTCGTCTGGTTTTTGATTCGTGTCAGTTGAATTTATATCTAAATCTTCCATAGTTTTATCCATATCTGTATTTAGCTGTGGGATTATCATGGTGTATAACTCACTTCTTGTCTAATAAATTGTGCTGCTTCGCTAGTACTTCCTGCTAAACCTACCCCTGTTCCAAGCGGAATCCACAAATTACTTTGCAGTATTGTATTGTTTATCAGTACAACGTTTCCGCTGCCGTTTACTTCGCCAAGTATTTTCATCGCTCTAACATTTGCTGCTGTTGTTTGCCAAGCACTTGACACAGGATTGAATATGTTAATTGTGTTAGACCCAATTGTAAGATTCCCTGACACAAATTGAACTGCAACCGTGTTTGCTGAGCTAACCGTTTCTAATAATCTTACATTAGCAGTGTTTGAATTTTGTGTAATATAGCTTCCAACATTGGCTGTGATTGGAGCTCCTAATTGTATTCTCCAAGACACATTTGCTGCAACATTGAACGTACCCGACAATGTTGTAAACTTTGGAGCAGTATTAGGTAAAACTTGAACAAGACTACTATCAACTACTTTTGTTCCTGTCAGATGTAAATTAGCTGCACCAGTGCCGTCGACCCCTCTACGCAATTGTGATAATGTATTTACAAAAACTTGTCTTACGTTGCTACTATTAATATAAGCAGTTGAATTTGCATAAACGTTGGCTAGTACCAAATAGGTATTACCACTGTGGGCAATCAAATGATCTGTTGCAAATTCTGTGTTTGGTGTCCACGGGTCTGCAGTTAATATTTTTGTAGAATCATATTTTTGATAGTAGTGAATTAATTCGCCATTGATAAACACTTCGCCAGGTATGCCTACTACTGCACCAGGATCTGGTAATACAGATGCATCATTTACATATATATCAATATCTGTAATACTTAGATTAGCTGACAAAGTTGTTGTCGAATTGCTGCTAATTCTATAAAATTCAATATTACCACGCATTGGTTGAAACTCCCTGAATCCATATGTGGCGGTGTTTGACGCATTGTTTGTAAATACTCTCATTTCTAAAGAATCAAATACACGACCTGGTATTAATTCCTCCGGAGCATGACTACTATATCCGTCAACATATGCACCACCAACTATATTGATATCTTCAGGTCTGGTCCCTAATGCTGTATCTTTGTAGAAACTAGCAATATTTGAATCTAATAGAGTATCAATGGTTAGATTGGTAATCTTAACATTAGCTGCTCCGCCTGCAACAATTTCTTCTATGTACGCCGATTGCGGAACGCCGTTAATAGCAATAGTATTTGCAGAAACAGTAAATCCAGTTGTGCTATGAATAATTTGTATTACGTTAGCAGTAGGATAGTTGTGCAATACAAAAGCGTTTGCTCTTGTATTTGCTTGAGTAATGTAATCTCCTTCTTGTAGGCTTACATTGCTATTTAAAGTTATGGTATATAGTGTTTCAATTGGAGGACCCGACAACATCATTTCACTATGATCAATACTTATAATTCTAAAGTCTGCATTATTTTTAAAAGGGAAGTCATATTGACCTTGAATTCTTAACGTATCGTTAAGTTCAAATCCACCTTTGGCAAAATCAACTTGTTGAATGTTTGCGCTGGTGATTCTCATTCCTGTGTAATTAAATCCAATTACATTACTTGTAATAGCATAACTGTTGGCAAGGAAATTTTTACCTTCAACTTTGTTTCCTGGATACTCTGTTCCAAACATCAATTGACCAAAGTCTTTGCCCGGTCTTCCTACCTCAGGGAAATAGTATGACGTAATTCTATCAGCTGCCGAAAGCAAAATATTACCGTTGTCAATTTGACTATAACGTGAAAAATCAAATACAGATTGACTGCTGACATTTGCATTGGTCGCAATGTATGCCACATTATTATAATAAATTATATTACCACTTGTAATATATACGTTGCTTTCAACAGGCACTATACCAAAAGAATTAAAGATATAGCTTTGAACGGAATTTGTTCCTGAATCACTTACATACATTCCGGTACCGTCATACTTGAAGTATAATCCTGTTGGTGTACTAGTTTTTAATCCATAACTATTAGAAAAAGTTGCAGTAGAAATATCCCAATTAATTGATAGTGTATATTCAAACAAAGTATCATTTTGTTGCCCTATCATGAATAATTTTGACCCGTTTGACTTAAATCTTATTGCAGTCGGGAAATTATCTTGTCCAGCCACTGATAAATTTTTACCTGAATAAGTAGCGGTCTCTATTTGCCATGGTGTGCTTAATGTGTATTGATATATGGTATCAGTAAGTGTACCAACTACATACATGTTCAATCCATCTTTACTAAATTCTACTGCTCGTGGACTTGAGTCTTGAGATGCTATACTTTTCACTGACACATTTGATGCAGTGTTAACCATCCAGGATGTTGCTAACCTATATTCATAAATGCTATCTGTGGTTGCTCCAGCAATATACATTTTAGCACCATCATCTCTAAAATATAATCCTTGAACATTTGTGTCTTGGCCTGTGACACTAAATGCGCCAACATTAGATGCTGTAGTAGCATCCCACGGAATACTTAAAGTATATTGATAAATTCTATTAGAATCATTACCTGCAATATACATCTTGGTGCCAGTGTCATCGAAGAATAATTCTGTAATGTCTGAATCTTGCGAGCTTACGCCGGTGTTTGTTTCAGCAAACTCCAATCTATCAAGATTCCATGCATTGGCTTTATTACCATCGACAATAATTGTTTGTTCGTATGCAGTATTTGGTTGCCATTGAATCACATTACTTGAATAACTAATTCTATCAAATTTTATAGTTGTTGTAATATCTCTTACTGTGTTATAACTTCCGCTAACATTGTATTCATTATGTAAAATTGGATACGCAGTTGCGCCGGACCCTACACCATTGATAAAAACTGTAGGTGTTGATATATACCCAGAACCAGGGTTAACTACATAAATTCCAGTTAACTTGCCGGTAGCAGGATTAATTGTAGTAATTGCACTGGCTCCTGAGCCGCCGCCACCAATAATTTCAACATTAGGAGCGGTTGTATAATTAACTCCTACATTTCCAATAATGTAATTAGTAATCTTATACTTGTAATTTTCAGCATACGCAGAGTAAATTGGTAAACTAAAATATTCTGCATCAGTGCTTACATTTATATCAGGGGACCTATAAATGCTGTCAACATCGTAATATCTGCCAGGTATATCAAAATCTGTCCAGGATCCTGTTGCGATATCAGTTTTACTATATAGCGGTACGTACTCTCTGATAGCGGTTCTATATGGCTTGGCTTCGTTTATATACTCATTGTAAAAACTTTGGTTATCGCGTATATAATTTGGAATCTGTTCTAAAGTTCTTAGATTATGATACACATCAATAAAACTGGTCTTAAAGATCCAGTCTGGAGTTTTTTGTTCTGAAAAAATATAATTTACTATAGAGAAAAATAATTTGTTAAATTCAATGGCCAAACTGTTTATTAACAATTCAGTGTAAACGCTATCAAATATTTTACCAACTTCTACTCCAGCTGCTGGATCAAAATCTATAATGTCATACACTGTGGTATCAAACCCAGCACCCCAACTAACTTCGTGTAATCTTTCATTTAGTGTTAATGTTGCATTTTGTGCTGCAATTAACGTCAGGCTCAAATCATCTTCTACACGATAAATTAACCAATTTCCAATACCGTCGTCTAGTACCTGAATATATTGATCTGGAACTAAATTAACAGTTTGAATAGCACCATAATTGGCTACTACATGACTGATATCTGTGCCTTCTACATATTCACTGCTGTACCAATCAATTGGAGTCCACCACAAATCTGTTTTAAAACTTTGAATATTTTTTAATTCTAATTCTTGACTGATTCCGTTGTATGTATACAAGGTCCATCGTCCGTTATACCTTGAGTCGTTGGGTATTAAAATGGTATACCCGTCAACAAATGTATCTAAATCTAAGTATGATAATTCAGCAAAAGATGCCACTTGATCGTCGTACACCAACGGTTGAGGTTCTTGTGAATATAAGGTAGCTGCATTACTAATCAGAAGAGCTGGATAATTTACAAAAATATCATTTAAGTTTTTTACAAAACTCTTTAAAGCTGGAATTCTATCTAAAAATACACCTTGTCTAGGTCTGATTAGTAATCCAATCCCGTTTTCTACAGTTAAATTAGGATCAGGCACAAGTTTACCTGCCTCATCGAACCCACAATAACTTTCTCGTAATTTATTTAAAATTCTTGCTGGTATTGTCTGGCTTGGATTACCTTGCTGAATCAATTGATATTCGTTATGAATTAAATTACTATTTTTTACTTCGCAAGTGTCTATGTGTAGAACAATATCTTTACTTGAAAGTAAATTAGAAATATTATATAATGCAAAACTATTTTGTGCTAATGCTCCTATATAGGGAATATTTTGATCTTTAGGATTGCTTATATAGTTTTCTAGGGTTGCAACACTAACAGTTCGTTTTGCTTTATTAACATCCACTGATGTTTTACTACCCACCCAGTAATAATACTTTTGAGAAATAATTCCGGTGGCTGGATCTACAATACTGACACTTGTATAGGCAGAGTTGTTGGGGTATTTTGGAACGCCATCGCCTCCGTTTGCTACATACTGACTAGGTAAGAAATTACTTTCTACCCATTCGTATATTTTTACTTGGCTTCCTGGAAATAAACTACCCCAATTTTTTACTCTATACTGTAAAGTATCTTGTTCATATTCAATGAAACTTGCCTGACTAGTATCCCACCAGGTTTTACCAACGTGTCTATTACCCCAATAGAATGTAGTATTAAGCGTGGTGTCATCTCTTAAAACAGTATTATAAGATGCAGGATCGTATTCTTCTTTATAATCTAATTCTTGATCAACAATGCCTAAAATTTTACCTTTAGCAGGATCATATACGTCAAAGAAATTTAATATAGTCTGAGTTTTTTTATTGTATATGAATGCAGAATCAATTGATTCTGGATCAACTTGATTATCTTTATATCTAATTAGATTCCAACCTGATTTATTATCTGGATTATTATAGGTATAGATACTGCCACCACTGTTGACAAGACCTGAATCTTTATTAACTCCAACTGCTAATATTCCGTTAACCAGACTTACACTAGATCCAAAATTATCTCCTGTATCCAAATCTGGTCCAACAAGTTTTTGTGTATATGCAAACAATGACGGATTATCTACTGATTCAAAAGGATTTATCATTAAGTCAAACACATAGACTGCGCCAGACTCGTTTACTAGATCTACAAATTTTGTACTACTACTATCAAATGTAGTGTCAGAATAGGATTGATCAAAAGTGATAGGAATAGATAAATCAGCACCTTCGCTACCAACAGCCAAAACACCATATGATTGTGATAATCCTAAAGATGAGCCAAAACGTTCGCCCACGTTGTTGGGATGTTTAATTGTTTGAGTTTTCTTGTATATCTCTATTCCAAGATCGGCCAAGGCAGTACCTGTGCTTCCAGGTTTGATATCTAATTTCTCATTTGCGACAGCCACATCACTATTAATTCTTAGTTTGCCTTGATAAATTTCAGCTGAAATTCCTGGAACATTGGAACTATTGATAGAAGATACCACAGAGGCCAAAGTTGTACCTGTAAGTTGTATATTCCTGTCATTTATAACAAATGTATGTCCTGCTGTTACTGTTGGGTTTACTGTTGCTCCAGTAATTTGACCATAGACTCTACCAACATTTACATACCTAGTAATTAATCCTGAGCTATAATGAATATCTGCGTAGTACGGACTGCTAATATATAAATTACAACCGGTACCGCACATTGCTAAAATACTACCAAATTTTTGTCCTGAGGTTCCAATATCTGACGCATTGACCAATTGATTGAAAACAAATTGATTGGTTTCAATTCGTACTTTTTGTCCTCCGGTCGGGGTCGCAAAACCTGGAAACTGTACAACATTTAATGTGCCAGTTGGTCGATACCAATCTGTGCCCTCAGTTAGTACTGTGTTGTTAAACACTACTCTATAAACATCATTGAAGTTATCAGGAGCTGTGAAAGTACCACTAAGCCCGTCGGTAGTAAATTCAGTGATTGTTCTATGATAAATGCTTACTGATCCTTCGTTTGAAACACCATTCAATGATTTTGCGTTTGCACCAATTGATATAATTGAACTATCTCTATTTACAGCCACCGCGCACCCAAAGTTTGTACCCGCAGAACCGCTAATAGTATCAATAAGTTTATAGTAGGATGTTCGTTTTAGTACATCAAACCGTTCAAAAATAGTAGGAGCTGTTCCAAAAGTTAAATTTGTTATTGTTCCTTTACTAGAAACTGTGATAGTAATATTATTTGTCGGAGATGTGCCGCCCAGACTGGTTCCAGGAATAGTTAAGATATCACCGTTGCTGTATCCAGAGCCGCCATTTACTCGTATTGACGAGTAGGCACCAGAATTACTGTTAATAATTGTGAAAGTAGCGCCAGTTCCAGTTCCGCCAGTAGCAGGTAAATTAGTGTAAGTTAATACACCGGCACCAGATGTGCCGGTTCCTGCTGCTGTAAAGTTTATAATGCCGTTGGCAGCTTGTGTTATAGTATAATCCACAGTAGGAACATACTCAGCTGATCTCAAAACTGCAAATACCACTATATCAGTTGGGTCATCTACGGTAGACGATAAAGTGTATGTAGTAGCCGATCCTGTGCCCTCAAATGACTGAGTATCTTCTGCTCTAGTTTTAACTGCGTAGCAAAGAACTTTGTTTGCGCCAGGTGATCCTACATACAAGTAGTTTCCGTCTCTACTCATTGCAACCGATTCGCCAAACTTATCGTTTGTGGTTCCTGCTGCATCGGTTAGAATTTGAATCAGTACACCATCTTTATAAACATAAACATAGCCTCTGTTGGTATAACTGTCAGGTGCTCCTACTGCGAAGTATCCAGTACCATTGGCAATTGACTTTCCAAAGCTGCTTAGTCCGTTGCTATTACCATACAAGAAAGAACTAGGAACCCACGACGTGCTACTAGCACGGCCGTATATAGCGGCTCTTCCAGTTCCTGATCCAGGAGCACCTATATATAACAGTTGTCCTGTATTTGGATCCAGGCTAACAGATTGTCCAAAGAAGTCATTTCCATATAATTTACTGGCGTCTGGTTCAATTTTAACTCCGTATAACCAAGGATCAATTTTATTATAAACTCCCCAATTTTGATCGCTGTCTAGATTACTAACCCAAACTTTATCATTTGGTATCCAGCCTGCCACTGGTCTAATAGATTCAACATCTTTAAGGTAATCAATTTTGGTTGACGTTAATTTAAAAAGAATCCCTACTCCTGCATATGCCTGAGTATCTTTCATTTGTTGCAAATTTTGATAGAGACGTATATAAAATCTTGTGCTGTCAATGATACTATCAACTTGATATACTCCATCATATTCTGGTTCAAAATTCTTAATTACTACTAAATCACCAGTAGACAATCCATGATCTCTATCAAAAATTACTTCTACTAGATCGTCAATGTTATATCGTAGTCCAAAAATATAACCATTAACTAAACTAGCTCGATATACATTCCAGTTTTTATCAAAATCTCTAGCTACCCAAATTTTATAACCAATACCAATATTATTGACGATTGTTGTCAATGTTTCGTAATCATTCAGGTCAAATATTGTTGCGTCAATATCGTCAAGATTTACAAACCCTGCTACCGGAAGAGGTTTAAATGTGTCAGTCTGATTTAATGTCTTTGCACGTAAAATCTTAGCATCGTATTCTCCCGCCGATTTAAACACGTTAGTATTGTCAAAAGATAATACATCAGGTTGTTTTTCTACAGTATTATCAAGCAATTGAAAGGCTGTAGGATTACTACTGAAATCTGTTTCGTTTAATTCAAATTCTACAAATTTGTTTATATCAGTGGCACCGTACTCACCAACTCGGACTGCCCAATTTTCGTAAAAATTAATATCAGTATCTAAATTCCCAAAGGTTGCTCCTTGTAATGCATTCAATGCATTAACTGTTCCTTTTTGTTTAATAAACCCTTGATAAAATTTACTTTGAGTAGTTCCGTCAATTCCAAGGTTAGTAAAATACTCTCTGTTTCTGAATCCAATTAATCCATTGCTAAACAACTGCAAATCTTCATTGATTGGTTGATTGTCTATATCATAGAAATTAATACCTTGTTGGGCGTTGGTAGCAAAATTATTAATTACACCAGACTTTAGTTCTGACGAAGGAATTAACTGCCAATTGGTTGTTTGAAATTGTTCAGACGCAGTAATATTTCGTATAGCAGTATAAAATCTAAACTTATATTTTACTACAGAGCCTTTCAAATAATCTTGCCCAGATACCCATTCGTCAACAGTATCACTGCTATAGATAAATCCTGGTAATTCCAAGCTTCCATTCCAGTTTGCTGTTTTAGCTCCTACTAATTTTAATCTATATTGTCTGTTTCCAAGTTCTGGCACATAAATGATATCATTGAACACTGTAATATTATCTAATATCAAAAGATGTTCGTACTGTACCAAGTCTAACTCAGCAAAACCAATTGATTGATCTGCATTGGCAGTAAAAGTAAATGTATTACTATCTCTGCTTATTGTAAAATTATTTTTAACAATTGGCTTAAAGTTTATATCTAGTACTCTGCTAGCATAAGGTGTGTTTTTAATTTCGTCAATGACCGCCGAACTATCAAATACTTTTAGTGATGTAGATATAGGGCTAAGAACAAGTATGCTTCCTGACTTCCACCCTTGAACGGACCAATGTAAAAATTCTTTGGCACTTAACACCCAATCTTTTTGTTCTTGCAAGTCATTATCTCTGTCTATAAAAATAAATCCCTGGGCAAGCAAATATCTTTGATAGCTGACAAGAAAATCTACAACCTGTTGTTTGGTATTGAATTCAAACCCGTAAGGAACTGTGTATTTGGCTTTCTTGAAGTCTTTGTATATTGTTCCTCTTTGATTGCCAGAAGTAATAGTATATGCGTTATTATTAACCTGACTTGGTATTATAAAGAAGTATGGGTTTGTTAAATCATATCCACTGACAATATATCCTGCAGAACTTTTTTCAATAATAACTGCACTATAGGTAATTTTATTAACAGGACTGCCTTTGTATAATTCAATTCTGTAATTTTCTTCAGGAACTATAACACTATCACTGATACTACTTGGGCTACTTTGTTCTGCAAGTAATTCAATGAATTTTTTGTCTGTATATCCTGCCATCTTATAAGACAACTGTACATCTAACGCAGCAAGATTATCTTTTATTAAGATTGATGCATCTGCAATTCCTAAATTTTTAACATAATCTCTGATCCAATTTAGATAGCCAGAATTGCGTTCAACTGTTAACCCATTATCATATCCTTGTACTAATAAAGCAGTAGGAGTTAGATGCTGGCCTGTTGTTGCTGTTTCAAATTGTGCAGTAACAATATTTCTTGTATAATTCTGAGTATTGGCCAATAAAGCAAAGTATTTGGCTGGCTTGGCTAACGCAAGTGCAAGTTGTATAGCAAATGCAAATTCGCTGCTACGTCTCCATGCAGTTTCAACTGGACCCATATCACCTACTGCAAAACTAACATTGGCTTTTCCGCTATCAAAGTCAGCTACAAGTATTTTTTCAGGACTAATTAAATTACCGTTTTCGTCAACTGGAACATACTGTGAAAGATTAGGACGTTGATATCTTGCATCAAATCCTGCGCGATTGCCGGCATGTATATAACCCATGCTCAAATCACTCCACAGCAGACCGTTGCCTCCGGTATAAGGTGCCGGGCCGTATCTGTCATTCCAATAATCTGGTTTTTCGCTGAATCCTAGCATTTCCCATGGATGTGTATGAGGTCTATCAGTGTCATAAAAATACTGATAAACGCTACGCCATGCGCCTGGCAGTGTCTCTCCATTAACTACATCTCTAAATCGTTTATAGTTCCATGTAAACGGGTCTGATGCAGAAAACGTATTGTTTGTAGAATAATTTAATCTATTAGTACCAATCCAAGATAAAAAACCTTGGCTTAAAATTTGTGTAAATTCTGATCGCGTATAATCAGTGATTCTGAATTTTCCAGGCAGATAGTCATGAATATTAAAAATATTAGTATCGTATTGAACCTTGATATTATTATAAATTCTACGTTCTAATTCTAATAATAAATTGTCTCTAAAATCATTGAATGCAGGGGTTATACTACCATCGTGCCCTTGTATTACAGTTATTGGCTCTCTGTAGGTATCATCAACATAGATTTCAGGATAAAATTTTGGGTACATTCCCATTTTTGTTGGAGTCTCAGGAACAAAACAACCATCTGTTGAACCGTACTCGACAATGTCAATTTTATCACCATATAATAAACCAAATGAATCGTTGATTGTAATAGCCGGTCTGTCTTGTCTAAAATAAAAATCTCTGTCTTTTATTAATAATGTTTTTGATGTAACATTGTTAATTGTTCTTGTAAGATATGCTAGAACAGATTTATTGCTTATGATTTTATCATCAAAAATGCTTGTAATTTCATAACTTGTAATATCTGGGTCTAATACTGTATATGTAGGAATAATGGTTTTATCTAGATCACCATACGGAAGCATATCACTATAATACCACGGGAATGAATCGTTTTTAACCGCATTAATTTGTAGCATAATAGCATCTACACTACCTGCAATGTCGTTGCGATTTAGATCTAGATTGCCTGCTAATTCTAAAAATTTAATTTTAAATTTTGTATATTCTCTATTGGCCAATCTAACAGAATTCACAAAGCTCATAGTAGGATGGTTTAAAAATAAACCAGCATAAACTACAGGAGCACTATGCTGCAATACACTTCCACCTTTGTCTGTATATTGAATATCTCTAAGATTACTATTACCAGGAACTTTACCAATAATATCTAAACTATTATTTTTTAGTGTAATCAAGTGATTACGCATCTGACCAAGTGTCAGCATATCAAGATTGGTATTAAGACTGTTAACATCCAAATTCAACGGAACTTCGTAAAACGCATTAGGTGATACTAAATCTTTATTAAAGATACTAATAAAAATAACGTCATCTTTGACAATTAAATCAGGATTTACTAATACAGCATACTGATCAACTACTTTAGTTACAACAAAATTACCAATATCTAAAATTGCATTGTTTACAGTAACTTTAATATTAGGATTAATAATGCTGGTATCTGGTATATTATCAATTGGAAATAAATTGGTTTCACCATCATATGCAAATTGATAATTTTGATATTGATGACTAAAATCTCTATTAATGGTCCAGATGTTCTGTCTTTGACATGTGGTTGCGTTGATGTTCTTTTGCAAATAGCCTGCATTAACTGTAACAGTTTCTATTCCCCCGCCACCAATTAGATAATCAAATGATTGTGTGTCGTAATCATTTGTAAATTGAATATCTCCTTGGCTCACAAAGTTTTTATAACTTAGAGGAAATCCAATTACACTGTCGTTATTACCATTTCCTCTTTTGTAAGAAAATATCTTTGTTCCCTGAAAGGTTGTACCTGGATACACCGAGCTATTAGTAAAACTTACACCATCGTCATTAATAACATCAAATAATGGTTCCTGATTGTTATAAGTTTTTTCCTGCGAAGGTATCCAATTTGCGCCATTATAGTGCCAGTGCTTTCCTCCGTTGTTTCCAGATAAAATTAGAACTGTGTTTCCAGCAATAATGGTCGTATCATCAGTTTCTTGAATATAAGCCTTGTACACAAGAGGGTCAGGGGCTTCAGTTGTTAATTCAATAGTAAATTTGTAAATTTTATTTCTTACATCATTATTAATGTCATTTGAAAATATGACTCTGTCGCCTGTAGTTAATGTTAAATTACCTACTGTGAATGTCTTATTATCTACACAAACCAATCCTTGTATTTGAGTAAATGCATTACTGATAGTTGTGTCAAGAATATCAACTGGCTGTTTTGCTTCAGCACCAAAATTATATAATTGTAAATCAGCATCAAATTCAATGACCGGTCTGCTGGCTCTTAAGTTTTGATTGAATATTGCATCCGTTCCGTTATAGTCTGCAGTTTTTTGAATCACATCCATATGGAACCAACGATTGGCTCTTGACCAAGGATTTCTATCAATGCTTGATCGCTTTACGGTCATGTAATCTTGAATTGCAGGTTGCAAATAAGCATTTATTAATGCTCCACTACCAGATCCTCCTAATAGATTTACTGGGTTAGTTGGCAGTGTTGAATAATTTCCGCGGTCTTTAATTTTAAATGCAGCAATAGGTCCGGAAGTAGGCGGAGCAATGGTTATCTTGGGTGCAGAGAAATATCCCAAGCCAGCAGTATCTACTATAATACTTGTAACTGTTCCGTTGGTAATTACAGCGTGAGCAAAAGCATTTGTTCCGGCAGCTGGAGCCGATTCTACTGTCACAACCGGAGCAGAGGTATATCCTGATCCACCATCGATGATATTGATTGATATTATAGCACCAGTAATTGAATTTATAACCGCGCTGGCAACAGCCGTGTCTTTAACAATGTCAGTTACTACAGCAGTAGCCGCAGATGATCCAACTCCACCATCAAGTGTCAATCTATCGCCTACAATATATTTTTGCCCTGCTTCAACTATAGTGCTGGTGTTTATAGATTCTATAGAAACTAAATCTAGCTCTGATATTAAAGTAATTGCTGTTCCAACACCTTCAACGTAATAATTTTTGTTTCTCCATTCTTCAGGGACACTACTATCAAATTTAACTTTTAATCCGTTTGTAAATTTTACTCCGTTTGGACTTGTATAGTTAATTTGATTTAATATTTCTAGATCTGGATCAATTGTACTTGCTGTAGGTTCAACTAATTTGATAGTTCCTACTGCATCGTTATCCTCCCCACTCTGATAGAACAATGTGTCAAGAGGAGCAGTTATGTATGGGACTAATGTTAATAAATTTAATCTTGCATAGAATTCGCGACCAGCATACTCTGTACCTGCCTTGATTCTTACTTTTCTTTCGTTAGGAACTGCTGATTTTGGAACTAAAATAATTCTTTCAGAGTTGTCTTGGTCTCTTTCAATTTTAATAGTAAAAATACCGGTTCTCTGGCCAACCGGAATTAAATTAGTTTGATCAAAATATGCAATGCCATCTTCTACTCTAGATGTGTCGACCCAATAGATATCGTCAATATAAGAAGGATTTACAAATACTACTGATGCATTTTCAAGGTACCTCACTGTACCGTCAATTCCGCCCAAGTTATTATTTAAATCTTGTGGATTGGATCCAAGGATCTGGGAAAAAGATAAATTTGTAGCATAGTCGACATCGTCGACCATTGGCATAGATGTCCATTTATTTTGAGCAGCACTGTCTGGTACTGTAAATCTAACTGTTCCTGTAGATTGTCCGTTATTAGAAACTCCTAATACTTGCTTGGCATCTAAATTAGGCATTTCTGGATCAAGACCATTTACTGTAGGTTTTGATTGAATATAAAATTCATTCCCTGGCTCATTTATATTAAAATCATAAATTCCGCCTCTAGATAGAGTAATAGTTGGATTAGGAGTTTTTCCGTACCCGGTAAATTCATATGTGCTAGTTGTAGCATTGTATGATACTTCAAACGTTCCTTGTAAAGGCACGCCAACCGCCGATACTACTACTGGGGCTGGTCCGTTATCTAACCAATAGTATTGACTGAAGTTAACAAATTTATCTAAGTCAATTTTAGGATTATATGTGTAATATTCATTATCAAATAAACGACTGTGGTTATTCGTTAATCCGCCATAATACTTAATTTTATTAATAATGTCTGTGTACGTTGTTGCAAATTCTATTTCGTTAGTAACATCATTTTTTAATACCAAGGACGGTTCAAGTTGATAATTTTGTCTATCGACGGACGCTTCTTCGATATAACTATCGGTAGTTTTATACGATGGAGCTAATTTTCTTCCAATATATCCGTTTATTTTTTTCAACGCAGGTTCACTGACCAATTGGTCTAATGTTGCGTTCAAAAACTTTTTGTTAGTTTCAGTTTGAAAAATTTCTGGAAGAAATTGATGTGTCTTAATAACGGCCATTACTTTTCCTATTATGCTATATTAAGTTGCCCGGCTGTAATTGCACTAATAATTTGTACATTATCAACGGTTGCTGCGCTTACTAAAATTTCATTTGCTTCGGCATTAATTTGATACAAGCTACCAAAGCTGACTAATTCTGCTGCTGGAACTATAACTACGCTGCTTACATTAGGGGCAAGCGCAGAATGTAGATATGCACTAAGCTCACTGAAGTAAAAAGTTTCTCCAAATTCCCAATTAGAAATATCAAAATATGTATTGATAGCAGCAATTACCTGACTCTTTACATCGTTATCACTGATATTAACATTTGGATTTTTAACAACTTTAAATGTAGCTCTGAGAGAATCTTCGGCTTTATTACCAAACAAAGGTTTAAACGTAGCCGGATTATAAATTATACTATCGCTAATTGTTTTAAAATTTTCAATTGATCCAAACTCTGTTCTCAATTCATCACTAGTTGGCGCAACAGGTTGTTGCACTCTATTAGTAGGATCTGTTATGTATGCATAATATTGATCACTGTAGCTTCTTGTAAGAATATAAAAATCAATCAAATTGTTAGGGCTAGGATCAATTCGTCTACTATTAGGCGCATTGTGCGTGTATTGAAACATTAGATCTTGCCGCCCCACCTTGGCTATATAATTTGTTAAGAGTGTTAAAGAAGATGCGTTTAAAAGAAAAAATTTATTTTCTGTATAAGCATAGAAAATTGTACTTGACGGATATAAAGTTAGATTATTAATTATTTCTGTTTCTGTAGCATATGACGAAACAACGCCAGCTTGATCAACTGGATCATACTTTACAAAATTAAATTGATCAACTGATTGAACAAAATATACAAATTTATTCTCTGGATTAGTAGTAGGTGCGACCAAATCATTGAATAAATCTGGATTATCTGGCACTTCGTCTAGGTTATCGTCTGGAAAAGTAATATAAACTTTTCTGTTATCTTCGAATCCATCAGATTCTACAACTCTGTTCCATATTCTGTATGTCTGACTGTAGAAAATACTATTAGCATTATCAGGTTGTGTGTTTGTACGTAAAATTTTAATAGCATCTAATCTAGTAGTAGCTGTTTTACTATCATACACTTTTAAATCTGGATCGTAATAAAATCTAGTTTCTCTTTCGCTTTGGAAATAATAATTTACTCCTCTACTAGTTACAGTGTATTCTTGATTAGCAAATACAAATTTTAAGAACCAACTGTTGTCAAGCCCAATGCTTGACGTATTGCCAGCATTTGTAAGACTAAACGATCCTGTTCCTAAATTTGCCGCGTCAACAATGGTCCATAATTTATTAACTACATCATAACGAACGCCAAATGTCTTATAACTTAAAATATTATTAATAATTTGAGTAGTCAAACTTGTGGGCCAAGAGTTAGCAAATACTGGAATAACCGAACTTATTTCTGCTCCTGTTGGAACATTTGTACTTAAAACAGCATTACCTACTCCCGGAGTAGGATAAGAAATTATACTTGCCCATAAACTAGTTCGTTGATACTCGGTCTCTGGAGTTCCAGTTTGTAGTTGGTTTTGTGCATCAAAATATTTTCCAGACGGTGCAGTAAACTTAACTAGTGCTCCTTGGGTCAAATAAATGTAGCTTGATGCGTTAAATGTACCAGTACTACGACCGCCGCTGAACGAGGCACGAGTCCAATTACCAGTCGGTGCATACCGTGTTGCAGTTTTATAATATAGGTGTCTTGTGGGTATTTTAGCAATCAATGGCAGAATTAAATTTTGTACTACAAAATTAACTTCACTGCTGCTAGTAAACTGAAACGTTTCAATTTCTGCAGAATCTTCGCTATAGATAATTCCGTCTTCGGCAAAAATATTTGTACTGGAATATTTTCCAGTTGCATCAACAACGTCTAAAAATCTACTAACACCTGAGCTTGATCTATTAACTGCTTTAATTTTTAATATATTACTAAAAGTAGTGAATGGCAAAACATTGTAGTCTTCGCCGGTAACCATTCTATTCTGTGTATAATATTGTTGAGGTGCTTTAGTTCTTATATCCTCAAGAGTTTCTCTGGCTGTGGCATTTGTTACTGTGTATTGCAGGCTCGCGCGAATAGTTATCGTTTCTGCTCGTCCAGTTCTTCCGCGATAAGGAATTGATACAGTTACTGCACTCATTTCCTCTGGTGTAATTTTATAAGTCTGATTATTACTTACTCTATAATATAATCTAAAATTACCTATAGGAATATTAGTAAACGAACCATCACCAAATACTAAATCAACTTGATCATTTGCTCTAGAACTTACACTATACAAGTTTCTATCAGCTGTATTATTATAAATTACATTGATACCATTAACAGCAGGAACTTGTGTCCATAATGTAGTTGGAGTTCCGGCTGAGTTTAACTGATATAACCAAACATCAGTATTGTTTATATTATCAAAATTTACGTTTACAATTCTATTTGGCAAACTTTCGGTAATAGTAAAATCAAGATTTTTTAATTCACCCTGTTTAAAATAAAAAAAGTATCCGGTATTATTGGATCCGTTGCCTTGGTTATCATTTCTATAGAGAAAATTAAAGACTCCGGTTGGTGCGGGCTCTCTTTCGTATATAAAAGTCTTGTCAGCTGAAGTTGGACTGATAATTTCAAATGGATATGTAACTCCAGCAACACTTGCTGTATAGGGCTGAACAGGAATTAACCCGTTAAGCAGATCAATTGCATATTCATCTGTTTTGACTCCGCTTAGAGTTTTTGTAGCACCCGGTTTGCCTATAGCTTGAGTGCTTACCAACGCTGCATTAAGCACTGTAGTAAATTGTTCTAGCCAATTTTCGTTGGTACTATCATTCCAATTTACCAGCTGATTACTCAAATTTGTACCAGTACTATCGTAAATGATCTCGCTAGTACTGACATTTTGAAATTTAAGGTACCCAGCAGCTGGTAAGCTTCTTTTTGGATTATAGCTGATTAATTTTGCTAGCTTGAGTATGCTGTCGCGACGTTCGGCAGTGTCTAGGAAGTTCTCTCTAGCATTAAGATCAGTTCTAAAGGCTAAACTTTGCCCTAAAAACGCGATAAGATCAATTAACGCAATGTATTCTGAGCTTTCAGTGAAATCGTTAAAATCTTCTGGATAGTATGTACGCAAGTACTCAATCATGCTCTTGCGTAGGGTTTCAAAATCAAAGCTTTGAAAATCAGCTTCTCTGAAAGTCTGATAGATTTTAGTCCAGTCTTGCCGGGCTAATAAACTAGTTTGTCTTGTTGTAATCGCCATAGTCTATACCTTATTCAGTATTTATGGCAAATAAAAAGTGGTATTATTATGATACTGCAAGAGTATTGGTGTTTGAATTAAATGTCAAGTATAGTTGTTCTGAATAATTACCAGGCAAAAAAGTTAATTCAACTTGCACTTGTAATCCGTGTTCAAATTCATCCAATATAACATTATTAACTTGTAATCTTGGATCATAACTAACTATTCTTCTTACATCTTCTACAATAGTGGATTTAACATCTGCCGTTAAAGGTTCATATAGCATGTTCCAGATAATACTGCCAAAATCTGGGTTCATTAGTTTTTGTCCTTTACGGATACTAAAATGGTTTATAAGGTCTCGTTTTATCAGTTCTGCATCAGTGAGACGGAACTTTTTGACCTGGTTTATTGTGCTGAAGCCTTTGTATCTAGTGTTTGACATATTAATATTTATTGGTAATTACGGTAAGGATTCTGTTGAAACATCAGCACCAAGATTTTGCACAGCAAACCGTCCAGCATTGTAAAACAGAGAACCGGAACGACCTTTACTGTCTTTTTCTTTTCCTTTTTGACGCCAATCCTTGGCTTTGTTAGCCGGTAAACTATTTGAGAAATCATCCCCTGCTGCTTTGAGTTTGCTGACATCAATTTTTGCTGCGGCTGTTTTTAACTGTGCAGCTGATCCTTCCAGTCCCGGAGCAAGTGCTGCTTGTACGCTTTCTGTGGCTTTTGCTGCAGAAGCTGTTATAGTTGGAATGCCTGTTGCTACTTTTTTATCAGCTGATGAACCAGATTTTGCAGTTATTGAAGTAGGATTAGAGGCTTTGATATTCGCTGCTGCTGCATTAACGCCACTAGAGATTAAACTGCCTGCAACTGATTCTATAGATGCGCCAGAGCCTGGCGCAAGACTTCCTGCCAGAGACGAACTAAGTCCAGACGCTGCCGAAACCAATCCTGCAGTATCGGCTGAGCCTAACGATCCCATTAAACCAGTAGCCGACGATAACCCTTGTTGTAGGCTTGGATTTGCGTCTTGAAATTGGTAGGCAACTGCCAGTATTCCAGCAACAACTTCTTTGGTATCATATTCTTTAATTGCACCAGATTTGATACAGGCACTATATTGATTTAATAAAAACTTCTCCATTATTCTGTCTTGCACATTGACATCAAAGGTAAACTCTATTTCAGAAGTTACGCCATCTTTGCCAGTAAAGGCAGCTCCATTTGAGAATTTATATCCATAATTGATCAAAGTTTTATTGTGTACAGCATATCTTCCTATACGAGGAGGTTCATTGTACGTACTATCGTTGTTGGTTTCCATAAATGCAATTTGCACCATTAACGCTTTTACATCGCTCTCCCTGAGAGTAGGAATAGTGGATTTAACTTTGGGGGTAGGTGCACCAATTGGTGCAGCAGAGTCATCCAATAGAGTTCTTGGAGCACCTTGCGAAAAAGATTGTTGTCTTGCTTCTTCAGGTCCAACATTATTTGACTGCGTCTTGGCTTGCTGCCCAACTGCGGCACTGGGTTTTCCTACATCGCCAGTAATTGCTGATCCAACGCTGTTTAAATTTGCCTTGACATTGGCTGGTAAATTGTCGGCAAGTGTTAACACGGTAGAAGCATTAACTCCTCCGCTTTGAAATGCACTAAACATGGCCGCTGCGGTGCTTGCTCCTGCTTTTACTTCAGCGTTTGCTTTGGGATTGTTTGCTACTGTTTGATTTACAAATTCTGTTACATTAATAGGCATATCAATCTTCCTGACCTTTTGCGGGTTCCACTAATCCACTGTTTAATTTTTTCTGGCCAGTTTCTCTAGACCATGGCTCGTGAGTTGGTGTATAAGGTGCAACACTAGATAAACCACTTTGACTGTCTAGTACCCAACGTTTGATTTCTGTATCAAATCTTACATTGTTTTGCTGATACAATTCCAATGGAGGATTTATTTGTGGCTCTACTGGTGTAGGGGGAATTTTTGGATTTTCGGGCACCTTTCCTGCTGTGTTTATATACACTTGTTCTCCGCCCTTGAACCACAATTCTCCGGATCCTACTTTCCATCCGCTTGTTACACCCGAACTTGCATTTGTGTTTGAACTTATTATAAATTCACTTTGAGAATTAAATGTGATATTTCCCTGCGATTTAACATTAACCCATCGTGAAGAATTTATCATGGTATCTTGAGTTTTAATATTAAAGAGTCCAGCTGTTTCCAAACTGGCATTTAGTCCTCTGATGTCAATGCTGCCGCCGCTGCGAACGCCAACGACTCCGGCATTTATATTGTATAAATCTTTGGCTGTGATTAATTGCAGTGAAGTCTGCGATTCAATTGACGCTCCGGCATACATTCTTAAACTGGATCCTGCATTGATGTTCACATTGCCATCGGCATGAAAGTTTAAATCCATTTCAGATCTGATGTTTAAACTGTCGCCACTATAGATATTAATACTTCCCTTGGGAGTAAATTCTAACCAAGCTGTTCCTTTATTGTTAATAATGTACAATACTTCATCGGTATCATTTAACAATATCTGGTGTCCGCCTGCTGAACGTAGTCGTACTAATTGGCTATCTCCGTATAAATCGCCATCGTCCATGACAAATGTATGACCGCCTCGGCGTTCTGTTGGTTGCCAATCACTGATTTTTTCACCTTGATTTCCTAATTTTAAAGCTTCATTTAATGCATCTCTATCAGGATATTTGTCAGTCAAGTCCGGATATCCTTTGCCTGGTGTACTGATTCCAAACACTTTACTAGGAGACTCTCTAGTAGATGAACTGGTAATTGTACCTCTGTGTGGATCAGTTTCTAATCCTTGTTGAATAACGATATTGGCCTGATAGGTATGTAGTACTCTATCTAATCCTAGATAATCTCTATTACTGGATCTGCCTTCATTTTCTAAATTTACTTCGCTAGCCGGAAGAAAAACACCAAGACTCGGTATATCTCGTCCTGTACCAAAGCTGGGATCTAGTGTAGTTTGTGTGGTTCCTGAAGGCCTGGCGATTCCAGGAACCATGTGGTTGGTTTGAGCGTTATTAATGCAGGCAAACCAATATCCTCTACTGGTATCACCGTTGACAAATATAAGTAGCACTTGATTTTCCAGGTCCGGTGGAACTGCCCAAAATCCATACGTTTGCGCTTCTGTTCCGAAACTTTTAGAATCATCAACTCCGGGCCTGCCTACTGTGCTTCCAAAAAACGGACTTGCATAACTTACGGTTATGTAAGGTCCAGTTTCCTCGCCGCTTAGTTCTTTTATCCATACATCCAGCCTGCCCTGTCTAGTCGGATCTACATTATTTTTTACGATCCCAATATAAGGACCTGGGTCAATTTTAATTCCAGGTGTTGCGTCCTTGTCGTAGGAAGGATTG